CCTTCAATAGTATCTGCATTATCCTCATAAGTTAAAGTATCTAAGTATAAAGTTTTTTCATCCATCTTTTTATTCCAGACCATAAGCTGTCGCTTGGCTGGACTTATTAAAGATCTTTCATAAAAGACAATTGCCTCTTTGTAATCATCCCAATTAAATTTATCATTCTTTAAATAATCTTTTGCTATCATACTCTGTCTGTTAGCATATGATATATTTGAGAACTTAGAATCAGGGTCCACTAAAAGAGCAATAGCCCACATTATCTGTGAGCTTTTGCTTTTAGATTTGCTTTTATCTTGTTTATAGATAGAAGCAAATGGAAGGGGGAGTTTAAGTTGAGGATTTATCTTCCAGAAATTTGCATCTGTGTCGAAACCATTAAGTATCATTTTACAATACCTAATACATCAAACATGTTCATTTGAAAATATTCTATATCATCTACCTTGACCATAAATCCTTGGCCTTTTGGTATTACAATATCTCCAACTTTTACTGTTTTAACATCTTGACTAACTGCTACAACTTTAGCATGCCCATCTCTTTTATCTCTTTCTTCTTTCAGCATAGACTCAGATTTAATAATCCCGCTATCTGTTTCTTTCGCCACCTCTGGCATCTCAACAACTATGTGTTGTCCTAAAGGTTCGTAATTAATCGCATTCATATCTACCATTTATTTAGAGGGCAATGTGATTTCATTGACCGTGTTTTTGCTACCAATGGGCACCCGCATTTACTGCATCTGCTCTTTACATTGAATGCGCAGTCCCCACATATAGAAGCTCTTGCTTTTGCAATCTTCTCTACATGTTCATTGGGGAATACGACATTCTTCCAACCGTTAAAAATCTCACTTACTTTTGCAGCTGCGGATGTCACTGTATCCATTGCGGGCTGTGGTTGGTTAATTGGTTTTTTCTTTTCTTCCATCTTTGTAATACTTAAATCTATTTTTCTTAACCGTAAATATACCTAAGTGTTTTAATCTAACTGACTTAAAATTACCTGACTCTATAGACTCTTTAAGTAATTTAAATTGTGATTTGACAATTAACTCAGCTTTAAACTCACTAATATTATACTTCTTAGCTAGTTTTTCTATTATTTTGTCCACGTTAGTTTATACATTACTTCAATCCCATCTTCTTTTATACCACCGAGTATATTCTTGTTTATCTTCTTGTCTACAATCATCTGTTTCTTTCTCAACATTGTAATGTGATTATTAAAAGAAGCCTCAGACATTCCTATTTGTTTCCTAACAAGTTTTCTCATAGGAGTGGAAAATAACATCTTGTCTATGTTTCCATTGTTCCTATTAGATTGCCAAATAGAAAGAAAACTAGATAGCACTTCTATTTCTTTATCTTTAAGTTTTAATATAGGATTAAGAACTTGTAGATAAGATTTCATTGACTGTGGTATGTTAGAATTAATTGGTATTATCATGCACCAAATATAATAAAATTAATTATAATGCAACATGTCGATAATTTCTTTTCTATAATCTGCACACTTTATAAGCTTGTAAGTGGCATTCTTTTCATTAAACCAAACTATAAAACAATCTTTTATTTTAAGATTGGTTTCATATTCTATAATATATCTATATAAGGAAAGTTGTAGGGAGTATGTAGAAAACTCACACTCATCTAGGTGGGATACAGGACCAAGCATCTTCTTTTGGTACCTGCTTTTGTAATTCATTCTTTTATTTGTCTTCCAGTCAAATATGACAAGCCCATCAAGAGTATTTGAATAGTAGAGCTGGTCAACCATACCGCATACCCCAAGATCGCGAGAACCAACGCACAACTCAGAGCGAATAGGTATAAGATTTTCTTTCGATTCTTCATAAAACTCTATAAAATAAGATTCGATCTTATCGTATGACTTTTTATCTAAATCAAAGTCATACATTGTATTAGTGAGCACCTTGTTATTTATGTAGTTTTCTGCAAAGGCATGAAACTTACTACCTTTATTACATGCACGCAAACTTATAGAATCCCATTTGTCTAGAATGTCTTGTAGTTTTACATTCTCTTTCTCTGCAGATCTTGCTGCCCAAAAGTCTCTCTCAAAAGTTTCTTTGAATTGTCCAATGAATGTGGTAACAGATATAGCTTCCTGACCCCCGACAGTGTATGTATGCCCCTTCTCCGTAAATACCACATCATTGAACTTGTTTAATTCTGTGTATAAAAACATAATATCAATCTTCTTCTCCGTCTCCTTCTTCATATACGCATTCTTCCTCAACGGTAGAATCCGTTATCCATGATTCCCATATTATCTTTGCTTGTTCTTTTGGGTCTTTGTCCATACCTTAAATTTATAAGTTAACAGTCCTACTGTAGGAACTCCTAATAGCATTGTTATTAAATTAGGATGTGATTCTCCACATAAACCTAATGCATGTTTTAAAAATTCTATCATAATCTGTTAAAACAAAAGTGGCCAAAAGAAAACCAAACTGAAACGCCACTAACTTTTCAATCGGGAGAGTCATTGCTGGTTCAACTCTCAAACATCAAACGAAGATACTTGTCTGTTCCAACAATCGTCTCTGATTGAAGTGCTAGTTCGGTAACCCAGTTTGCAAACGTAAAAAAAATTTTTTTATAAAAAAAATATTTTCTGAGAAAATGAGTTTGTAGACCTCCTAACCTGCTACCCCTACCAAGTTTTGGTTGGATCAAACACCCCCCGGGTGTTCGGCTCCAGCCAACTGTGAAAGGTAGTAACAGTTGCTAGCTGTTGCTGCTATATTTATTAACCCTAAATATTATAAACTATGGGAAATTTAGCAAACGGAGCTACGACTCCACAGTCAATTAGTAAGGCTATCGACAAGGTAAGCCAAACTGTAAATGCTGCTGAGGCGTCAGCTCTAAGACAGTATCCAGCACGTAATCTAGGTGTTCGTAAAGAGTTCAATGAGTTCTTTCGTATTACGAAAGTAGTTGAATCTGAAACGAATCCTGACTATGTGATCGTTCATGTATGTGAAGGCTCTAAGCTTGCATTCAACAAGTTTGAGGTAACTATCCCTTATCATGTTTCAACTCTGAATCGTGAGTGGGTAGGTAACACGTATCTAAGCAAAGACATGTCTCTTGAAGACATTGATGAAGATGCTATGGTTACGCTTGAGTCTGTGGTAGATGAATATCTAGGCGAAGAGCACATAGATAAGGACTTCTTTATCTACGGTGTTCAAGCATATAGATACTTTGTTGAAGAGAAACCAACTGATAACTGGTCTGCAGTTGATATTGTAGATGAGGAAGGTAAGGTTCTTCACAAAGAAGTGTACCTAAAGAAGCGTCTTGTGCGTCTGGATGGCTCTCCAGTGGTAACACAGGACTAAGCTAGCTAATTAAGGGATGTACTATGTGCATCTCTTTTTTTAATCTCGCCGTTGACTCCTACTAATCTTTGGAGTGGACGGTGCTTGACAACATATGCTCGCCTTAAACTCCTACTAAAGTATGGTAGCTGTAACTAATCGCACACTTTACGTGACATTGTGGTTACCAACTATCAAACCCAGTAAATCATAACAAATCAAATTGTAATCAAACTTACCTGATTATAATATATAGCTAAATCACAATAAGTACAACTTAGTGAAAGCCGTGCAATGATGCTCTGTTAAAGAACTATATCGGTGAATGTTGTACTTATTTACAAAGCATATGGTACAAGTGCAGGTTCGATTCCTGCATGCTTTACTATGCATAATGCATAACTCTGAAATCAATTTATTAATTTAAAACAACAGTAAAATGTTAGAAAACAAAACAACAACAGAAGTAAGAGTAGACCAAATCCTTTCAACAAGCAATCCAGATGTATTTACATTGGTTCTCAGACAAGAAGTTAAGAAACCTGAAAGTTCAGGTGACCTTGGATTCTTTATGCCAGGCATCGTAGGTTCAAATCTTGAGAAGCGTGTTGCATTCCGTAATGTTGATGCTACATTTATTGAGATGTACAACATTTACGAGTCTGAAAATGATAACATATGTTTCTTTGCAGACCAAATCGCAACCGTAGTGGATAAAGCAGTGAACTGTAAGATTGTTATTGAAGAAACACACAACCAACGTACTTGGGATGGTGGCGAACAACAGCCAAAAGTAAATCCTAAAACAGGTGATGTGTTAACCAAGAACGGTAATCCAATTTATCGTAACACTTGGGTAACCTTTGATGTGACTGAAGAGGATACTTACATCGCTCACGACAAAGCAACAGTTAAAGCACCTGATGCTAAAGCTGTAGCAACCGAGGATATACCATTTTAATCCTCCCCTTAATTAGCTCTGAATAGGCAGTATATCACTGCCTATTCTTTTTATTAATCAATTATTCATAGTAAAATGACAACACTTACATTAATTATCGCGATCATTGCAGGCATGTTAGCTGCATACACATTTATTGCAACTCTAACTCTTAACGATAGACTTGTAAATACTGAAGAAGGTCTAAGAGAATGTGCTACACGCACAAGTAGTAATAAACTACATCTTGAAACTTTGAAGAACAAAGTAGATAGACCAAAGGCTAAGCGAGGCAGACCAAAGAAAAGTGCTCCTAAACCACACCATGTAAATGGAAAGCAATAAAGAGTTTATAGCTCGTATGGCAGTGATGTTCAACGAGTTACCGGATGATAAGAAGCGTGATTTATTTACGCTTCTTTCTTTTTTTGACTTTCAATTAACTATGAGAGATAACTTGTTTATTACAGAATTATTTGATAAACTTGATCTCCATTTACTAAATAAAATCGATTGGTATGGTAGAGCAAAACTCAAACAAGAAATTAGACAAGCGCTTAGAGATTTCTGTAAGACAAGTCAATATTCTTTCACGGTTCATGACAATAACGAAAAGCAAATGCAACAAGTTATGGACAGTGGAGAAGATAAATAATATATTGAAAATATTAAATAAAGATCTCAATGATAAAATTCGTAGGGAATCCAAAACTTCTTGATTGCTGCGAGGTTGTATCAATACAAGAAGCTGTAGACTATTGTAATAGTATAGATATTATTGCTGTAGACACAGAGACAACAGGTCTTAATCATATAGATGATAAGATGATTATGCTACAAATAGGTGATGATAAACAACAGTTTGTTATTGATACCAGATGTGTAAGCATAGAACCATTAAGACATATACTTGAAGGCGATAAGATAAAAGTATTGCACAATGTTAAGTTTGATTATAAGTTCTTAAGACAATATAATATAAGACTTAATAATGTGTGGGATACTATGCTAACCTCACAGGTTATACATTGTGGTAAAGAGGTGTCACATAGTTTAGATAATGTTCTTGAAAGAGAACTAGGTGTAACTATGGATAAGTCTATTAGATCTAATTTTATCAATAAAGGTAGCGATGAGTTCACAGAATCTGAGATAACATATGGTGCTAAAGATGTAGAGTATCTTATACAACTATATCATAGTCAGTCAGTTACAGTGATACAGCATAATCTTATACAAATCACTGAACTTGAGAACAAAGCTGCGCTAGCGTATGCAGACATCGAGTACAATGGTATTGGTTTGGACAAAGATAACTGGCTTAAGCTTGCAAAGAAAGCAGCTTACAAAGTTAAAAGTATGTGTGATGTACTTGACACATACATAGAATCTAATCCAAAACTTAATAAGTTTGTAGATGACTATGTGCAAGGTGATTTATTCATAGATGTCTCACAGTTAAGAAAAGTAAATGTAAAATGGTCCTCACCAAAACAAGTGTTGGATGTATTTAATACATATGGGTTGAAGATAAAAGATGTAAATGCTAAAAATTTACACGTGCATAGTAAGAATGATTTTGTCAAAACATATATTAAGTACAAAGAACAAGCCAAACTGGCCACTAGTTATGGTGATAAGTTCCTTGAGAATGTAGATAGTGACGGTAGAATCCGTACAAGCTTCAAACAAATACTAAATACAGGTAGAGTTGCGTCAGGTAAGCCTAACATGCAACAGATACCTGCACACAATGACTATCGTAACTGTTTTGTTAGCGGTTATGATGATTGGGTATTTGTATCAGGCGACTACAGCTCACAGGAGCTATGTATTATAGCTACAGGGAGTAAAGATCCCGTGTGGATTAAAGCGCTAGAAGATGGAGAAGATCTTCATAGTGTGTGTGCAGAGCTTGTGTATGGTAAAGAGTGGCAAGATGCGGCAGAACCTGACTGTGCTTATATGCAGTCTAAAGTAAAATGCAACTGTCCAGGACACAAGAGACTGCGTACAAATGTAAAGAGTATAAACTTTGGTTTAGCCTATGGTATGGGCCCACATAAACTAGCTGATACATTACTTATCAGTATGAATCAAGCAGAAAAATTGATACAGAAATATTTCACAGCGTTTCCTGCAATCAAAAATTTTCTAGAGTCTCTTGGTAATTACGGTAAACAGAATGGGCATATTAGAACATATGCTCCATATCGTCGTATCAGATGGTTCGATAAGTGGGACGGTGACAATACAGATGAGATTATAATGGGTAAAATAGAGCGTGCTAGCAAAAATACACCTATACAAGGCAGTGGTGCTGACATGTGTAAATCTGCACTTGTTATGGTACGTGAGCATATCTATTATAATAACTTACCTGTAAAACTAGTGATGACAGTCCATGATCAGATTGACACTATTGTACACAAAAGCTACGCAGACACGTGGAGGTACACACTACAAGACATCATGGAGACATCAACTCTAGATATTATACCATCAGGATTATTAAAAGCAGAAACAGAAATATCAACAGTATGGAAGAAGTAAGTAACAGGACCGAAAGGCAGCTAGAAATTGTTCAGAAGTTTGCGGACAATAAAGGTAGAGGTACACTACTAGCTGCTACAGGTTTTGGTAAAACATTTACAGCTGTAATGGTTATACTTAGGATGATTAAATCTAGGCCTAAGTGTAAGATTATAGTTGTTGTACCTACAATTAATCTTAAGAATCAGTGGGCTAAAGAACTTAAGAGATACAAAGCCCACAAGAATTGTGAAGTTCTTGTTATCAATACTGCATACAAGACAGAGGCTACATGTGATCTTCTTATATGCGATGAGATACATGCATATGGTGCAGAGCAGTTTATTAAAGTATTTGATAAGATCAAGTATGAATATATTTTTGGTCTTACAGCTACTATTGAGCGCTCAGATGGTATGCATGAAATATTACTTGAGTATGCACCTGTAATTGATGAGGTGCCTATCGATGAGTGTCATGCAAATGGTTGGGTTAGTGATTACCTTGTGTATAATCTAGCCGTACCTATGTATGATGACGAGCAAGAAGCATATGATAAAGCCAATAAGAAGTTTAGATATGCTGCAGGTAGGCTAGGCTTTGGTGGCTCTAGTTCTTTCAACAATGCTAAGTCATTGCTAAGAGATAAGAGTGCTGCACCAGAACAGAGACAAGTTGCTGCTATCTATTACAACTCTATGCGTGAGCGTGGTGATATATGCAAGAACTCTCAAGCTAAGATACCTGTTATCAAACAGTTGCTTGAGAAGTTTTATGATCGCAAGGCTCTATTATTCAGTGCATCCACTAAGTTTGCTGATGATGTGCAAGAAGAGCTTGGTGATGTGTGTCTTAGTTTCCACAGCAAGCGTACCAAGAAAGAACAGGTAGAGATACTCAAGAAGTTCAAAGATGGTCGTACAAAGCAGCGTGTAATCAGCAGTGTAAAAGCTCTGAATGCAGGCTTTGATGTACCTGATTGTTCTCTTGGTATTGTAGCTGCAGGTAATTCTAAGAAACTAGATAATATACAGCGTACAGGTCGTATCATTCGGTATGTACCAGGAAAGACAGCAATTATTATTAATCTCTATGCACCTAATACACAGGAGGTATCTTGGCTTAACAAACGTCAAGAAGGGCAGACTGTAACATGGGTGGATAGCATAGATGAGATTACAGTGTAAATTAGGCATGAGTGATTAGCGGTTAAACTCTAATAATCCCAGCTACCGAGCGTAAGACTTCGATACCAAACCTGGGAGCCTATTTTCTACGTGAGCAAGCTACGTGAGTGCTGCTTCATTTTTAATTAGGGGTGATAAGATCTTTTAACGCGTTCGTCTGCAGTTATGCTTTGAACCCCTAATTATTAACTAAATTATATTATTATGGAAGTATTTTTAGGAGTAATATGCGTTATATTATTATATGTAAGTTGGGAAATTGTTAAACAAAATAAAAATTTAAAGAAATGAGTGAAGAACATAGATTAAAAGAAATGATTATGAATCTACAAGCGCAGACTAATAGAATACAAGGAGTTGTAGAGAAACTAATTGATAAGGTAGCAGCACTTGAGACAGCTAATGCTATACAAAATTTTGTAAATGAAGTAAATACAAATACTGTAGACAATGACACTAAATGATGATCAAATAACAGCACTTGTTCATATTATTTTATATTTGCATGAAGAAGAACGTGCAGATCAAGAAGAATGTGGGTGTGAAGATCACATGTTTTTCAATGTAGATAAGTTGAAAGATGCCTTACAGGATAACGGTATAGACATGGACAATGAACTTAAGATGTTTAATGAAATCACCTACGATGATGAAACATGAAAAAAGAATATTTAGATTATAAGCCTTTAATTAAGAAAGAAAAAGTTAAAGAAGAAAAGAAAGATACAAGCCATCTTGTGACAAAAGATATTTTTGAGCTTGTATTTGGATTTGAGTATCCAAAAATCTATCCTAGATATAGATATGTAGAAACAATTAAATACCCTAAAACAGACGGAAGCAATGGCAAAGTTAGTAGATTTCGCTGAGTTGGACTTGATAAAAGTCCCTGAGCGTACAGAGACTTACATACCAGTAAGTCATCAAGAATTAGTTACAAAAATTAAACAAGCAGGTGTTAATCACTACAAAAGTGATCCTATGGATACTAAATTAGAAGTTAATTACAGAGGACAACAAATGTTTGGTAGTATGACATTCTTTGATCCAGACAATACACTTCGTAGAAGTATTGGATTTCGTAACTCTTACGACAAAACATTACCTATAGGTGTATGTGGTGGAGCATCAGTAGTAGTATGTTCTAATCTTATGTTTACAGGCGATGTTATTAAAATGCGTAAACACACACAAAATGTAGAAGAAGATCTTAATATTCTTATACAAAAATTATTTGCTGATGTAGATCGTAGATATAATAAATCTCTTGAAGATAGACAAACTATGAGAGAGATTAGATTTAGCGATAGAGATGCAGGTAATTATTTAGGCCAATTATTTGTAAATCAAGGTGTTTTGAATGGTGCACAGCTTAAGAAAGCAACTACTGAGTGGTTTGATTCTCAGGTATTTAAAGAAAGAAATTTATGGTCTGCATACAATGCATGCACTGAAGCTCTTAAATCTGCACACCCTATGAATGCTTTGGAAAAATACACTAAATTACATACATTTACTGAAGAATTTTCAATAGATCCTTATCTTAAAATGCTAGAAGAGGATTTACCGTTTTAATATTAATGTATGAAGAAGAGTCCTTATGCCGGTAAAGAAGTTAATCTTGCAGAAATTAGACATTTATATAATGTCTTAAAATTTTATTATGAGGACTTAAATGATCTTAATATGGATGCTATTACAGATATAATACGTATGGAATTTGGTTGCAAAGTGACCAAAAATGATGTATATTTATATCTCTTTACTGCACAGTATTGGGACGATGAAGGTAATTTATTGTGTCATGAGTAATTGTATAGAGTGTAGTAATGAATTAAGATGTTTATCAGATGATGTGCTGATGAATTTAAATGAAGAGGAACTAGATAAATATTTAAACTGCGATGAAAGTGTCTTTAAACTTAACCAAGTTGAAAGGCAACAAGCTTACACCGAGCGAGTTCGTGTATATGCTACTACAAAGCGAGGGCACGAAACAGTTAACTAAATACCTAGAGATCTTACCAATAGATAGAGATAAATTGCAAAAGCGTGGCTTTATGAAGATAATGCCTGATAAGTCTATTGTGCTCCGTCAAAAAGCGTTGGATCTATTTGTAGTTAGAGGTTGTGAAGATTGTTGGAATCAATTTGTTATTGCCTATCCTATGAAGGACCAAGGCCGCCCCCTACACAATGATATGAAGCGTAACAAGCTTAAGTACATAGCATTGATAGAACGTAACCCAGACCTACATGATACTATAATCAAAGCTGTAGAAGCAGAACTAGATGATAGAAAGCGTGCTAGTTGGTCTGGTGAATTTCGTCCAAGATGGAAGATGATGAGTAGTTATCTCAATCAAGAAGCTTGGACTATGTATGAAGGCATAGAGCCTGAAGAACCCACAGAAGAAAAAACTTATGGAAATGATTTGGTATGAGTGATGAAATAAAAGCATTACCATGGCGTCATATCTCACAATCATCTAAAGCTGCACTGCGGTATATAGATGGTAGACGTAAAGGTGAGATTAAATCTCTAACTACTCCATGGAAGAAGTTTAATAATATATCTATGGGTGGTATAGAATGGCAGACTATCACAACTATTGCTGGTATGTCTGGTAGCGGTAAGACTGCAGTTCTTGGTCAGTTAGAAACCGGGTTAAAAGATTTAAACCCTGACGAAGAGTTTGCAATATTGTCATTTAACTTTGAGATGTTATCCTCAAGGCTTATAGCCCGTAAGCTTAGTAATAAAATGAAAATTACTACACAGCAATTGTATAGTGCATCTGAGACATTTAGTCTTAATGATAACTACTATATGAATGCAGTAAAGGAAGCTCGTAAGTTGAATGAATATGATATATATTATGTCGATGTACCGGGTAGTGTCAAATCTTTAGAAGCTACAGTATTGAAGTTTTCTAAAGAGATGGCTAAACCGGTGGTTGTCATGTTAGATCATACACTACTTGTAAAGAAGGCAGGCGGTGCGCAAGATAGAGATCTTCTCTATGATTTGATGGCTATGTTTAACGGTCTGAAGAAACAGATTAAAGTATCTTTTATTTTAATCTCTCAGATGAATCGTAACATAGAAGCATCAGAGCGTATACAAAACCCTGATTTACATTACCCTAAGAAGCAGGACATATTTGGTGCAGATGCATGTTATATGTACTCAGATATTGTGGTAGTTACACACAGACCTGAGATGCTTGGAATTAGGGCGTACGGACCAAAGAGGTGGCCTACAGATAATGCTATATTCTGGCACTATCTAAAGGTACGTGAGGGTGAGCCTTGTATAGCCTTGATGGAAAACAATCTAGCTCACAATCAGATTGTAGATGCAAAACCTATTTATTCAACTAAAAATGAGAAAGAAAATGAGTGAAAAACCAATTGTGTGGGGTTGGAATGAACCTACATATCAACGTAGTAAAGATCATAGAGAGTATCTTATACAAAATTATAATAAAGATAAACCTGAAGATCAACATGTACATACTATTGAAGAATTAAATAATGCGCTAAGAAAAGAAAAAGAAAATAAATAATGGCACAAGAAGTATTAATAGTTGGCGCAAGTGGGACAGGGAAATCCACTTCAATAGAAAATCTAAACCCTGAGTCTACATTCATTGTAAACGTGGCACGTAAAGCATTGCCATTCAAAGGATGGAAGACTAAGTATCCTACATTCGACAAAGAGAATCCACAAGGTAGGTTCTGTTCTACAGACGTACCTAGTGAGATACTTGGTTGTTTGAATTACATCAATGATAAGCGTCCTGAAATCAAGACAATTATTGTTGATGATTATCAATACACCATGGCTAATGAATACATGCGTAGAGCTAATGAGACTGGCTTCAAGAAGTTTACTGAGATTGCTCAGAATGCTTGGTCAGTTATTAATGCTGTAAAAGCTATGCGTGAGGATTTGCTTGTAGTATTTATGATGCACTCAGAAGTTACGTTCGATGCCCACGGTAATAAAGTTACTAAGGCTAAAACTATCGGTAAGATGATGGATAACGTTGTAACTCTTGAGGGTATGTTTACTATTGTATTGTATACAGATGTCACAAAGAGTGAAACTGGTATGCAGTATTCGTTCATTACACAAAATGACGGTACTAATACTGGTAAAACTCCAAAGGATATGTTTGGATCTGTTAAAATACCAAACGATTTAACGTTGGTAGCAAAAGCTATCGAAGATTATCAATAAGTAATTAATTTAAAAAGAGAGACAAATGTACGGAAGTAATGTCGAAAGTAACAGTACTGGTGGTGTAGCACCAGAGGTAGGTATCGTAGAGAACTGCGAACTAACAAGTGTAACAATGAACACAGATAAAGGTGGTAGACTTGACTTTGAGTTTAAGCAGCCAAATGGTGCAACAGTTAAGCATGCAGAGTTCCCTGCTAATCCAGACTATGGTGATGTAGAGAAGCAAGCTACAGATGTATCACGTCGTGTAAAGCATATCGCTACTAAGTTTATGCCTGAAGCAGAGTTTGTAATCACAGATGTAAATAGCTTTGAAGAGTATGGCCACAAGGTTACAAGCTTGTTTGGTCAAAAGTATATGGGTAGAAAATTTAGAATGTTATTTATTTACAAAGGTAAATATGTATCACTACCTAAGTATCCTAATTTTATTGAGGGTATGGAAACAACTGCAGATAAGACTAACATCTATATCTCAGACTATAACAAGAAAAAGCTTGTTAAGCCTGAGCCAGATGCAAGTCCAGTGACTGCTGCAGCTATGGCTACTACAACAACTAATGGATCTGAGATGCCATTCTAATGTATGGTAGTAATGTAGTAGAGCTTAGTGATGAGGAGATTCTAGGTAGGATAACCTGCCTAGACATCTACTCATACTATATAGGTAAAGATTTTAAATATGGTAGAGCTATGTGCTCCCCACTCCGCAAGGATAAATCTCCTTCGTTTACTATATTTAAGCATAACAGTGGTAAGTATTTTTTCAAAGATTTTAGTACAGGTGAAACAGGTGACTGCTTTACTTTTCTTACTAAACTTTTTGGTATGAAACGATTTGATACATATAGACTTGTAGACAATGATTTTCAGCTTGGCATATCTACCACTAACTTTAATACGCCTACCAGGCAATATGTTGGTGAGCGGGTAAAAGAGTTGCAAGATGTAGAACCTTCTACTACCACTATACAAATCAAATCACGCCCCTGGAATGCTCAGGAGGACAAAAAATTCTGGTCTAAATATGGAATATGTTGTAACATCCTTAATCGATTTCACGTTAAACCCGCAGAACACGTGTGGGTTAATGATCGTCTCATTGTTAGCGCTAATCGTTACAATCCGATATACGCTTATAACTTTGGGCAAGGACGAATAAAAATATATCAACCCAATAGCAAATATAAATGGCTTAGTAATACTAGTGCATCGGACCTACAAGGTTTGAGCCAACTGCCGGATAGCGGAGATACACTAGTGATTACTAAATCATTGAAAGATGTTATGTGTTTGAGTATATGGGATATACCTGCAGTAGCTCCTTCATCTGAGAGTTGCGTCATTCCGTCAGATGTTGTTAAAGATTTATATGACAGATTTGCAAGAATCTGTATACTTTATGACTTTGATCGTACTGGCGTATCTTTTGCTAATAGACATAGGAAGCTATATGGATTTATACCGTTATTTTTTACTAACGGAAAATTTAATACCTTTGACTACAAAGCAAAAGATCTATCAGACTTTATAGCTAATAATAGTTTGAGGGCTGCTGCAGAGTTAATAGAATACACATGCCACGAGGAATATTTATACCAGGGAACGTCCCATCAAGCAAGAATGGTAGGAGATGGACGGGAAGATACTTTATAGTTTCCAAACAAACTCAAAGATACTACAAGAATAGTAAGAAGTATTGGATAGAATATAAGAAAGAATTCAAAAAATTATTAAAGGGAAAAGATTCACAGAACAAAGCGCCGTATCGAATCACGTTTAAGTTTGTGCGTAAGAGTAGACATAAGTTTGACTACATAAATCCTGCACAGACTGTACAAGATCAGATGGTAAAATATGGGTGGATAACTGATGATAATGCAGAAGAGATGATTCCTATATTCTTGGAGTTTGAATACAATAAAGATAATCCAGGAGTTTATATTAACGTTTTAAAATCATAATTATGACAATAACATATACAGAAGAGTTTAAGACTAAGTGCTTTAACTATCTTAGACACTTCATGGATATTAGATTACTAACGTCTGCGATAGATAATCGTAGAGATAGCGTTGTAAGATATTATCTTGAGAGAGCACTAGATGATCCAGAATTATACGTGGATCATATGGTTGACGACGGAGATCGTAAAATTGCAAATGCTAAAATACATGCTCATGCACAACGGCAAGAGTTATACAATGAATATATGGAATTATTAACTATAACACTAGATAAACAAAATGTCCGAAGAAAATTACTACGGTAGAGAAGAAATCTCTAACAGTGATCTTGGTGAGTTAAAGCTTTCACCTCGCAGATTTGTAATGCGTAAAGAAAGAGAGATGCAAACTAAGAGCGCTGCTTTGGAGCTTGGTACTCTTATTCATAAGTACACACTTGAACCAGATGACTTTATCATTGCTGATGTTACACCAGTAAGTGGTAAGATGGGTGAATACATTAGAGCGTATTTTGAATTAGAGAAATCAGGGATGGAAGAAGATAAGATCCCTGACTTAGCATACGCACATGCACAGTATAAACCTTCTCATTCAAAGCCGGAAACAATCCTTAAAAGTTTTAAGAAGAAACAAGAGAATGTTGACTTCTATGAATTTCTAAAGAGAGCAGATGGTAAAATTGCATTATCTCCTAAAGATAAGCAGATTATAGAAGGCTGTAATATGGCTTTACGTTCACATGTTGTATCCAATAAATTGTTATTTACAAATCCAGAAGGAAATGTAGAAACATTTAATGAGAAAGAAATTTATTTCGATCAGCATGATGTAAATTGTAAGTCTAAACTAGACAGAATTATTGTTGATCATGATAATAAGACTGTAACTATTGCAGATCTCAAAACTACTAGTTCTAATATTTATGGGGAATGCAAACCTATAGGTACTAACACCGGTGTTCTTATAAGAGATTGGCATGTTACAGGATTTATGTATTCTTGTTTACAATATTCTTATCATAGGCAGCTAGCGTTTTATATTAATGCTGTTCAAGCAGAATATCCAGATTATACAGTAGAATCTTTTATCATTGCAGTTGATACCAAAGGAGCTTACGATGTGGCAGTTTATAAACTACCGCAAGAGTGGCTTGATGAAGGTAATAATCAAATACAATGTCTACTTTCTGAATACAAGTACTACAAAGAAAGTAATACTTGGACTGTTAAGCAAGGATATGAAGATGTTGTAACCTATTAAATTTTATGAGCATGATGTTGAATAAGTCGTACACGTATGTACTGCCTATGTTATCTACAGAAATAGATGTAGTTAAAGAAGGGTTAGTTAATACGTTTATTGGGGATGAAGAATATCCCCAGTATGATAATCACATCTTTTTGCTATATAAATTTAGTGGTTCAAAAGAATTTTTACAATACGAAGACTTTCTAAAGAATACACATTTATTTGTATACTCATATGATCCAGATGATCATCATGTTATGTATGTATTTGATGTACCAGCATTTTATCAGACAGATTATAATATGTTTAAACAAGGTAAGTATTCTCAGATGAATCGTGATTACAAAGTAATCATCTTTGCTTTCCATAATATTATGGACCATGAGCATAGAGTTGCAAAAGTTCTATTTAAACATCCAGATTTGCATGAAGAGTGGGAAGAGAGAACAGGGACTAATATCCCTAAAGGTGCAGAGGTATCTTCAGTTCCGGATTTAAACAAAGAAGTTTACAACGAATCATTAAAAGTTGTAAATCCAGTAAAACCAGAAGAAAAACCATTTGAATAAATGAAACTACAACAACAGCATCACGTTGACGAGGTCATCGGGGTGCAAAAACAACACAAGTTCAAGATCACGGACGGTTCACAGGCTATCATTATGGATAGCCTTATTAATTTATACTCGGATCCTATTGGTTCGATTGTCCGTGAGATCACTTCTAATTGTATTGATGCGAACCGTGAGCGAAACTTAAAGATAGACGGTAAAATCTCTATGGAAACAGAGGATGATAAGTCTTTCTGGTCTAATCGTGAAACGGTTTGTATTGAATACATTACGAAGAACACCATCCTAGGCGTGGATGAGTGTATGATGTTCCACGATTATGGTTGTGGTCTATCGCAGAAGCGTGTGCAGGATGTATTTACTACATTCGGTGCATCTACAAAGAGAGACAACAACTATGAGATAGGTGGATTCGGCCTTGGTGCAAAGTCACCATTGGCATATGCAGATACTTTCTATGTATCTAGTAGACACAATGGTACT